TTGATATATACCCAAAGTGTTGGGTACGGCATAAATTCGGTTTCCAGATGTTGTTGATGTGCTGTTGGTATCGTACAAATAGCCTTGCGTAGAACCCGCCACAATTACGCTTACCGTCGCCAACCAGCCGGAAGATGATTTGATTACTTTACTGGCCGATATTTCCTTCGTTGAATTAGCGCCAGCATGACTAGTTAAAATATTAATATAACCATTAATGGCCTGCACACCGTTCTTCTGAGTAGTGAGGATGTCATCTAAACTAGCCATCAAAACCTCCCATCAGCCTGATAACGATATTTAACGCCACCTAAACGCCAAAAAGTTCCTGTATCAGAAGATGACAACGAAAATGACATAAAACGCGCCCTTATGCGACAAGAAATATATTCCGTAGATTGCGTCATCGGGAACGTAATAGATGTCACTTGATTGCTTGGAGAACCAGAATAATAACTAGTATTGGGCGAAGTTGCCGTGTCGGTAGCGTAATTTGTGTAATTTATGGTTAAATACACCGTAGCATTTTGATTGCCACTGTACGTACCCCATTTCATGTCAGGCCAAATTTGATCAACAAAAACCAAATTGTCGGCTTCGTTTAATTGTATAAATCCGGTAGAGAAAGACGCCTGCATTCCGGTTGTTTGACCGTTGTAAACAGCATCATTACCAATTTCGTGTTGATAAATCCAATTATCAGAACCAGCACCGATTGGTGGACCAAGGACCGACTGGTCAATCCATGCCGTGCGGCCAAGGGTTCCAAAATCCCACTGTTGAACAAAAATATTATATTTAACATAACTGTCATTTTCAGTCGAATTAGCAGATGGATAAAACCATGTAATTTCGTTAAATTGACTATTAACGCCGCAACATACTTTTGATAAATAATTATTATTTATGTTTTGAAAGATAACATCAAAAATAGGGCAAGGTATTGCTTGGGGTCCAGAACCAACCATCATAAAAAATTGTTTTTGGCTCATCCAATAAACAGCCCCATTGAGTTGACCGACACAATGGCGTGATACAGCGCCGCAATTGGAACCAATTTTATTAAAACCGTATACAAGCGGAAATCCTACATATTGCATCGCCCACAGATCAAGATCGGTCCATAAAAGACCTTGCTGCGGACCTTGAATGCCAGCAACCAATTTTGATCCCGTAGGTATACGAAATGAACCCGCTTGATTGGTAGAGGTGGCATTCCACACAGTAAAATCACCTACGTCGCACCAACGAACCAATAAGGGGTCAGCCTGCAAAGTAAATGATGATCCGTAAGCAATAATTTGCCGTTCTGGCATAGCAACAAAAATGCCGGATGAGTTAATCGGTGCGTTTCCGCCTAAATATTGAGCATTTTGTACTTGTCCATTTGGATCATAATAATAAATTGCGCCGCCAGCAGAACAAGCGATAAGATAAGAACCAAAATTATCTAAAGTCCAATCTGTTGAAGTAATAGCCGTCCCCGGCAAATTATTGGTTTGACCAACACCAAAACCGCCCACACCGAATCCACCTGTACCAAAGCCTGCCGCCAACGCTTGGGGGCCGACACCTACATAATAAACAGATTTTACATTTCCGCTGTTGATAGCCGTTGGTCCCGCATTGGATGTAGCTAAATTGGCTGCGGCAAATGTAAACGAACTAGCTGTAGGAACACTTATAATTGTGTAAAGGCCAAATAAATTAATGCCGCCAACTGATGTTGAAACTCCAACATAAATTTCATTGCCAGGCAAATATCCGTGATTATCCAAATAACCTGTAACAATTGAAGAACCACTCGTTGTTTTAAATGAGTAAACACTTACAAGTTTGGCTGTTCCGGTGCCAGAACCAACTCCTGTCGCATTAAATATAACGCCAACCGTATTGGAAGCTGCACCAATTAACGTATAATTGGTTGTTCCGACCGTAACGATTTTATAAGTATCGCCAACGACAAATGAGCCTGCCACTGTATTGGCAGATGTATCAGCCGAAGATGTGGCAGCAGATTCTGCATTAATTGTAAAAGTTGTAGAAACATATGATTGTAAAGGATAAGGTCCATTCAACACCAAACCGCCCACAGCAACGGGCGTTACAAAGTCAACATAATCAAATGTTGATAATACAACTGTATTAGAATCAGTGATTGTAACGACATTTGATCCAGATGTAGTAACAAAAACAGGCGATGTATTGGTTGTTATGGTTCGTGGCGTAACATCAATCAACGTGTTTCCAGTCAAAACATTTAAAGACGATTCAGCACCAATTCCCAAATGATTGATGGCATTTAAATCAGACCAACCTTTTAAAGCACGAATTTTTGATGATAATGCGGAAGTGAAATAATTAACCCATCCACCTAATTTTTGGGCAAGACCAAGACCGTTTCTTTCTTGCAAAAACCGAATTAATTGTGACGATGAATAAGCGGCCTCATTCAATACGGGGGTATTGTTGGTTTCAACGCCGGGTTTTAAACGTATTGTGGTGTGAGGCATGGGTTACCTCGTTGCCGACGCGGCAGGGGCCGGCGAATACGAAGTCCACGCCGCCGCTTCAAATTTCTTACGATTTTCTTCAACAAGCGCACTAGCCTTTAAGGCTTGATACTGGGACTCATAAGTTTGAGCCATTTGCGGATCATCGTTTAATCGGCCAAAGTTACGTTGAAAGGCCGAAATATAAATCATGGATGCCATGATAAACATATCTGGCAAATAGGTAGATATAAATGTTGTTGTATTAGTTGCGGAAAGGGGTGCCGATCGTACCGTACCTGTCAGTCTAACGCCGTAACTGTTGTTAGGCGTAGGACCAACAATGATATTTTGCGACGTATTGCCCGTTGTATTGGTATCGCCGCCGTAAACTGCAAAATATTGTGGCAAACCTTGCGTTGAGCCAGAACCCCAAACATTTTGTATATATTCCTTGGTTACGGGCAATAATGGCGTTGAATTTCCAGAATTATCAATGACTTCAAATGTTTGCGGAACAATAAATTGAGATGTTGGAATTGTCAGCGTATTGCTGCCGCCAGTGAAAGTATAAGCCGTTGTGCTGATTTGTGTGGACAAAAAATCCAAATCGCGCTGCATACGCAATTCAGCATAATCAATCATGGATGGGATTATAATAGTGAAATTGGTGTCAGTGACCGGAACCACGGCCATTGTCGCAATTTGTTGAACATATGATGCATAAGTTAAGGACATAGTTATCCAACCATATTAAAAGCAACCGTCTCCACCTCGGAAACACGTTTAGACCACCCTTTACCAAATGTATCATATGTCGGGAGAGATTGTAAGAAGGCTAATCTGGCTTCACAGACGGCTGTAGCAATCTCACGAGGGTTTGCCGCTTCAAGAGCATTAAGTGTGGCTGGGCCAATTTGTCCGTCTGAACCAACACTGAGTACCGACTGAAGGGTTTTTGCGGCGCGGGACGGCCCCGAATTGATGGCAAAATCAAAGACTGCATAATCTACGCCCATAGGCAGATCATCCCCTTTGATGGTATCCCAATATTTTGCCTTGTAAAGAGGCATGACATCGTTAGGTTTCAATGATTTAATGTCATTTTTTGTGACTGGATGTCCGACCCAAGCCTCCCAAGTTGCCTTGGTGCAGCCCAAATTGGTTGCCCCGCCGGGGTCGGAACTATTATCAACGTACCCGCCTTCGTTCTTTAAAACCAAGGCAAAACACTGTTCCCAATTATCGGCACTCATTTATCGTTACCTAATGCAGCAGTAAGGGCATCCGTCTTTTGTTTAGAACCAGCAGATGACCCAAAATAAAATCCCATAACACCCGTCCAAGCCGTACCAAGCGTACCGATCAACATCAAAAGTGCTTCGCCGCCAGTAGGTGGAAGCCCATAATGAAGGATGTATGCCACAATCCCGAAGAAACCCAAAGTCACCCCAACGGCCAAAACCCGTGGAATCCAATCCCTCGTTGTCATTTGCATTTGACGGGCAGAATCGCGGTCGCCTGCCGCGATACGTTCCAAATCAATGTCTAACGACTTCATCTGGACTTTAAAATCAGCATCAATCTTTTTTAATGCCGCTAACTGATCGCCATTTGGGTTAGCCAAAGCAGACATAATGTCGTCTTCAGTACCATTTTCATGGCCGAATAATGCGCCAGATATAGCGCGTACTGCCATTCCCGCCACTGGGCCACCAAGTGCGGTAGCAATAGTGGGTGCAACAGAACCCAAAAGTGGGCCAAAAGTTTTAAGAATGTCCATTATTTGCCCTCCGTTACTTTTTCTAAAATACGAACACGAACCGATAATTCATTCATTTGTTTAGTCAATTCATCCCGAAGTTTATATCTGGCTTCTGCTGAAATTGGGCTATCAGTGGGTATGCCTTGAGAAGTAATCAGCATAGGCATTTTGCTTTCAAGGTCTTGAACCTTGGTATTTAGTGTTGTTATTTGTGACAACAGCCACCCAATAGCCGCGACCAAAATTGGAAAAGCCATATTGATGATTTTTCCAAAATCAAAATGATTTTCATCCATTATTTCACCGTTATCATGAGGATTACACCAATTGCACCAATGCCTAATACCAGAAAACCCACAATACTGCTAACCATAATCAAATCCTTGCGGTTTTCTTCCTGCTCCTTTAGCGCCGCCGCAGTTTGACGGGCCGCCTCTTTCCGCATCTCAATAACCTGCCGTTGGATACCTTCCCACGCCGCAGGACCATATTGCCCAACGAACATATTTTTCACATCTAACTGCATTTGTTGGGCTTTGGCTTTGGCGGCGTATATCTTAACCGCCTCTGCCTCAAATTCAGCTTGGCTTTGAAATAGTTTTTTCTTCCGTGGCGTAGATGCAATAGTAACAATTTGGGCAACCTTACTAAAAAGATTGCCCACTTTTTCTGCTGTTTCCATCATGTCCTTACCCGAATCTACGGCGGACTTGATGCTATTGTAGATTGCAGTCGCGCCAGCGATTAGGGTAAATGGGTCCATTATTCTGCCACAGGAGTTTCGGGAGGTGTTTCTGGCGCAGGGGCTTCAATCTGTGGTTTGGCTTGACCATGCAAAAGGGAAATCAAATCAGCCACTTCGGAATAAACGCCAGCGCTTAAATGTTTAAGCACGGTATTGATGTGAGCCACCGTCAGTTTTAATTCCAATTCTAAATTGTCCATAATGTCCTCTTAAAAGGGTGGTGTTTGAGACTGGGAAATAGGTTTGGTCAGTTGACCAATTTGCACTGCAATTAACTCTTCAACGCTTGGCATACTAATGCACTGTGAAACCCATTGTGCCGCAAGGGACTGGGTAATGTCGTCATAGGAAACAAATTCTGCCGGATTAGGCGTTCCTAAATTAGCAGTGCCAGATGAAGACGACGTGACGGACCCATCCGTACCTGTACACACCCAGTTAATGGCCGTTACCACATTGGGTAAGCCATTAGATAGCGGATTTACTATAAACTGAGGGAACGACCAAGCAAAATTCATAACGCCCCCGCATCAGAGTCCCAATATCATCGCATAAGCGATAGACTGTGCTTGTGTAACATTTCCAACGCTTGATGAACTAGCCAAACCAACATTAGTCCCGTCGCAATACATAATAATGCTATATGTACGCGGAATAGCCAACGTGCCACCTGCTGCGGCATTGCTACCATTATTTGATCCTATGGATACGGTGTATATACCCGTGGTATTATTGGTAACAATCCACATCCCGCCAACGCTTTGTGGCAATAAAACCAATTGATTCGCCGCTAATGCACCCGTAAGCAGGAACCTCATGCACTGGGACGTGTTACCCGCTGCCGTGGAACTAGGGGCCGCAATATTCGTATACGTTGTACTTCCGCTAGTGCTGACCGATACGCTGGTCGTATTGCCGAACATTTGGTCAAGAATGGTGGCGTTATAGTTGAGCGGCTGATCACACG